GTTGCAGGTCGGAACCCGGAGCGCCGTTGTCCACCAGGATCTTGCGAGCGTTAGCAGCGCCAGACATGTCGGAAGCGAACGGGGTTGTTGTCGGGGTGCCGATAGCGCGGCTGAACGTGGCGTGCAGGCCAGCAAGGTCAAGCTCGATGTCGTTAACCAGCGTGCGCATGGCCTGCGCAATCTGGTTAGCGCGGATGCCCATGTAGCCGGGGCCGCTATTCAGGCCGACCTGCTCGTTGCCTTCCCAGGAGAAAGGAACGGCCTTCGACTTGCTGATGGTGATGGCTACATTGCCGATGGTCTGGTCAGCAGCGGCAGGAACAGCCATTGCCGGAGTCGTATCGACCATGGTGTTGCTGGTCGGCGCAACAGGAATGCGGACAGCTTGGCCAACGGCTGCACGGTTGACGGAAGCGTCAACAGTCGAGGCAGGAATAAGGCCGGTCAGTTCGCGGGACACCACGTCGAGCGCGGCATACAGATCGGGGACAAGGTTAGTCAGGGTGTTGCTCATGGTTTGTTACCTCAATTGGTGATGGTGCCGCCAGCCTTGAAATGCTCAGTGCGTTGCACCGCATTCATGCTGTCGAATTGCGCACGGGTTACTGCTTTCTTTGCGGCCCCGCCGCCATTACCACCACCAGAGGCCCCACCCCCGGCTGCCTTGCTTGCTGCGATGATCGGCGCGAACGCCGGATTTGCTGAAAGCTCGGTCTTTAGTTCTTCAATTGTCATGGCCGACGGCTTGCCGTCTGCGCTCATCACAACCGTTACAGGCTGCCCGTCTCTGATTTCCATAGACAGACGCGCCTGAATATGTGGCAATAGTACCGGAGCGGAGCCAGGGATTGCAAGCTCTGCCGCCAGTGTGGTAGCGGTCTGGCCTACAGTCAGCTTCTGTAGCTGCTGCTGGTAGTTCTGGATTTGCGTCTCGTACTCGGTTTTCGTCTTGCCGAACTTCTCGTCGTAGCTCTTGCGAAGCGACTCGACATCTCCCGACTTTGCCAATGCTTCAGCACGTTCGCGCTCGGCAGCTTCTTCGATTTCCTTGGCCTTGCGCTTCGCGGCCTTAGATTCGTCCATCAGTTCGTCAAGCTTCTTTTTCAGGCCGGATACATCAGGCAGGCCGTCAACTTTTAACCGGAACTTCCCGTCCTTTTCTTCGTACAGCCCCTTAACGCCATCTTCCAGTCCTTCGATTGTGTCAAGCTCAAGTTTCAGCATTACAGTGCCCTCCGGGCGTTTGTGTGGCCACCAGCCACGGTTACAAGCCTGCGCGATTAAACGCGACCGGCTCTAGTTTCTTCATCTCATCCAGCGTTAGCGGCTCGAAATTGCGCCCTAGCTGTAGTTCTTGGAATCGCTGCGCTGATAGCCCGCCATCGCGCAGCAACTGCGCACGGACAGGACCGATAGCTTCGTTCTGGAATTCTGCCGGCTGTGTCTTTAGCCATTCGTAGTAGGACAGATTGGCCGATACCGGGCCGCCAGCAGCCGAACGGGTAGCGCCTTGGCGCAGCGTGTCTCGGATGTACTTGTTGTTGATGACGGGGACAGTGCTAGACCTGCAATTAGGATGAAGCGGCGGAAGCGGCCCTTTGCCGATTTCAAACTCTCGCGAATCCAAAGCCTGGCATTGCGGCGTTGTTCTGGCGTCTAGGGTTGATACCCACTCATAACGCGCCACGATGTCGGCGTTCGCGGCATATACTTCATTCCGCGCAACTTGGGCTACATGCTGTATAGATGTGCGAACGACCGTCTCCGCAGAGCGGCGCGTCACATCAATAATGCCATCCTGGTAGCCGTTCGCTTTCGTGCCTATGATGTCTTTTACAATCTGCTGATTTGTCCGGCCCTCGAAAAAGCCTTGCCTGACCGTATTCTCGATGGCGGTAACTGAGCGGCTAGACCACTCGGAAATGAACGGCTCCAACAGCGTAGCGGTCTTGCCCGATGTCATTGGTCGTGCGATAGCTGCCGCGTATATCTGGTTCGCGGATGGTGTTACGACATCCACGCCCTGAATCAAAACAGCATCAAGCGCCCGCGTCTCGTATCCGCCAGCGAAGTCGGCGTAGTCCTTCATTCCATCGGCCATGGTCTGGCCGGCTTTTCCATATATGGCAGTAAGTTCCGTTCGGATGGTCTGCAACTGTAGCTCAGCGCGGCCGCGCTCCATGTCGGTTAGCTCGCCCTGACTCAATCGGCGACGTATGACATCGGCAGCCTGTTTCAGGAACGCGGTCAGCTTCTTGACCTCGCCAGCCTTGAGACGCTCAAGCATTACCTGCTGTCGTGTGGCTAGCGACGTGATAGCTGTCACAACTCAATACTGCCGGCATTGGTCAGTTCGTCGATTTCTTCTTGCGTGCGCTCGGCCTTGATGAGTCCGGCACGCTTGAAGTATTCCTGCACGTCTTGCTTCGGAACGGTGCCAGACTGCCAAGTGGCGACAAGAGCCGACACCATGGCCGGGTCAAGAGACGGCACGACGTAATCAGTAGACAGTGTAAACGCGCAGTCACCAGCGCCACCCATGAAGGCTTGCGCCCACTTGAGCGCCAGCGTGTAGGCTTCGGAGACGTTGCTGGCAGAAAGCGAGACAACAGAATGGGATACGGCTTGCTCGCCACTTGCCTGCGTTGCTGTCTTGACAGCCTCGCCAGGGGTAATGAGTCGAGCGCCGAGCGCAATCATACGCTGCTCAAGGTCTGCAAGCTCTTTCTGAATTGCCGTGTCTGCGGTCACCGTGGCGTAGGTGAAATTGCCACCAGCCGGAAGCAGGAACGGGGCGCGGGAGCCTACCACGATGCCGTTCTTTTCAAGCCAGTCGCGCCAGTCTGCGTCAAGGCCCGTGATGACCGGCTGCGGCTGGCCAGCGTAGTACAGCGCGTTGTACCAGTCGGCCCCTAGCTGATAGTGCTTGCGGTTGACAGCAGCAAGATCAAACAGCGGGGCCATATCGATGCCGCTGTCGTTGTTCACTGCCCCGATGAATGTGAACGGTATGGCCGACCACGGATTACCGGAAGCATCGAGCGGGATGGATTCGTCCACCACCTCCCAGAATCCGGTTACCTTGTTCTTGCGCCAGAGGCGAACCTGGTACACACCATCCAGCCGAAGCTCTCTGAGTTGCCGCACTTCCTCGTTAGCGAAGTCGCCGGCCTCGCTGGCCTTCTCTGACAGCACGACAAGAGACAACACGGACTTACCGCCTACGCGAGTATGCTGCCAGTTGATAATGTCCTCGGCGTCATAATGGCAGATGTTCGCCCTGATGATGCCTGACTGCATGTCAGCGACAGAGACAGCGCCCTCCACCTTCGGGAAGTCCACAAGCAAGCCAGCGCGCCCTGTGGTCAGCACGTCCTCAAGGCTTTTTTGTGACTGCTGATAGATGGATAGACCTTTCCCGTCGGCGTCCTCTGCCATGTATGCCAGGTTAGCAGGTACGGTCAGCGATGGTGGCGTCATGTAGGCCATGCCGATTAGTGACTGACGGGTGCGGCCCACGACGTTCATGTACATTGCGCGCTGCTTGTATCGTGCATAGATGGCATTGAGTTCCTGGCGCGTCTCTCCGCTGGCCACGACAGGATTAGGGAGCAGCTTCTCGCCTGCGCGCTTTACGGCGGCCTCGCCAGCGCAAAGCGTATCGACAGCCTCCCATTCTGGCAGTGCTTCATCGTATTCTGGCCGCTGGTAGGATACGTCTGCCATTAGTATGCTCTCTTGAGGCTGATTCCGATGGGGGTTGCCGGCTTGATTACTGGCATCTCGAACACAATAGGATATCCGGTCGCGTCATTCTGATGGTCGAATCCGCCCGACTTGTCCGGCTCGCCGTTCTTGTCGTATGCCTGTTGTTCCAAGCATGATACAACAGATGGGCATTTTCTGTCATTAACCCACATCTTACCATTGGTCAAGGCAGAATTGACGGACAGGATGCGGTCTTTTACTCGTGGGTTAGTCTGGTTCACCTTGACGATGAAGCCGGCTTGTTTCAGCAGGCTGATGTCCGATTCACTGGCGTTTACCGTCTTGCGGCTGTTCCCGCTGGCGTCAGGGTAGATGGTCAGCTTGTGGCCAGCGTACCGCTCGTTCAGTGTGTCTATCAAGGCTGGCGTGTCGTAGATGCCAGTAAGCTCATCCACGGCGTGCCATCCGTTTGGACGCTTGACGTAGACTGTGCTAGCCATGGCGCCGACGTTAAAATCCTGCCCGATGAATAGCGGCTCAGCCGGCTTGATTGTCTCGGTTGACCGGCAGCGCTCGCGGTCGTAGGCGTTGTATATCGTCCCTGTTGTCAGGTTGACGAACCGGCCCTCGATGTAGGCGTTAACCAGCGCCTCCGGGTAGGATTCTCGCAGGCTGTCGATGTAGTCAGCCGGCAGGAACGGGTTGGAGTAGCTTGGAGCCTGGACCATGCCATAGGCGTCTGTAGCCTTCGCCACCCATCGCTCGTGACAGAACCTGAAGCCTTCAGGCGTGGTATAAGCGCTGGCTTGATTGAAAGGGTCTGTCACGCCTTTAGGGACTTGCCGGTTTCGTGCGATAACCTGGTTCCATGCGTGACGTGCGTGTTCCTTTTGCAGCGTGTCAAGCTCGTCACAGTGCGCCTTGTAGGACTCATATCCGACAATGCGCTCGGGATTATCAAGCGTCCTGAGAATGAAGTCACCGAACCGTGGGGCGCTGGTGTAGATGATGTTCTCTGACTTGTTGTAGGTATAGCTGATGCCGTGCTGATCTAGCTTGCTGGTGATGCGTGGGGCAGTGATAAGTCGAATCAGGTCATAGGTTGGCGCGTAAAGTGCGAGCAGGATATCGGATGACTCGCAGGCATCAATCATGGCCGCGTTAGCCATAGCCTCAGACTTGCCAGCCCCAAAGCCGGCACAGAATAGCCGGTACTTATGGGGAAGGCTTAGGAATCGCGCTTGAGGCTCAGTCGCCCTGATTTGCAGGGTTCGCACTGATTACCTCGATCTGAATCTTGCCGACAGGCGACTCGCCAGTTGATTTCACTTCTTGCCTGTCAATCAGGCCAAGATCACGAGCAATGATATTCGGATTGAGCAAGTCAGCAGCAGCTCCGGCGAACTTCTGGCTTCGGATAACTGACTGTATCCGCGTCATGATGTCAAAAAAGCCTTCTCTGCCGCAGTAGTTGTCGAACGTTTGACGAGTGATGTCAAGGAATATGCAGAGACCGTCTATGGTCATTGCCCGCATTTTAGGAACTGGCTCTTGTATGACTACGCCTTGATATGCGAACGGCTTCATCTCAAGAAGAGGGTTATCATCAACCCATTGGAAATACTGACACGCAGCATCCCATAGCTGTTCAGGGTCTGCGAATATTGGGTTTCTACCCGTGACTTGATCTGGCTTCCCAGAACCTGTTACCTAGTGGCGCTGCCATGAAAGCCCCTAGCCTTCAAGAACCCGGCCCTGCCGGTGATGTCACCATCCTACAATATGCCATTGTCTGATGTAAAGAATAAAAAGGCCGGGTGGTGTCCGGCAAGTCCTGCCGCAGCCCGATTGTTCTGCGGTAGGGTGGGGGAAGGGTTGTGGGTGCAGGTGCGCGTCCTGCCGCTACTAGGCCACGGCTTACGCGAACTGAATCGCGCAGTCTATGGCGTTCACGTTCCCACACGGCTGTCCCCTGAGGGTTTGGCCCTGCCCGCCATGGTTCGGGTCACAGGGGACATGCGTGTGGGTTGTGGGGTCAGCCTCTTATGGAGAATTGCGCATTTTGAGGCGCATCCTGTTTGCTAGGCGTTCCTTCCTAGCTCAGCGCAACAAGCATCTTTCGACGTGTCACCCCACAAGGCTACCGGCTCTATCCTGAAAGATGCCCCGCTCTAAGAGTGGGTGAACCGGTAGGCTTGTGGCCTCTCTAGGGTGCCGTCCTTGGCAGGGAGTCATGTTGTAAGGATAGCTTACAGGTTGTCCGTGTCAACTACCATCTATCTTGCGACTACCGTTCGTCGGTAATTGGTGAGAATCCAGATTCTTCCAGATTCTTCCAGATTCCGTGGAGACAGAATCTGGATTTGGAAAAGTTAGTTAGTGCTCACTTACCTGTAAATAGTATATATATCAATATATTACATCTTATATATATTATATATATACACTAATAGAGACAAAAAAAAATCCAGATTCTCAGATTCTGTCATTTTTGACTTTCTGAGTTTCTGGATTTTTTGGAGATTTTGGAGCGAGATGCAAAGAATCTGGGAATCTGGGAATCTGGATGGTTTTTCTGTTTAGAATCAAACACATCCAGATTCTGTGCCGAGAGAATCTGAGATGGAATCTGGATTCACTCGACAGCAAACAGACGCTTGGTCGGCTTGCCGTTGCGCCCTGTTGTTTCTTCAAGGCGCAACAGACCCGAATCTACCATAGACCTGACCAGATTGGCCAGTGCCTCATCATCCACGTCCTTGCGTCGGCACTTCTTCATGAGGACGCCGATGGTCTCGCCCTTGACGCTTTGGCACAGGTTGTAGATGCGGGCCTGTAGGCCATCCTTGACCACTACTCCGTCCTTGCTGTCCGATGCCTTGCTGGCCATGATGTGGCGTATCTTCCGGTCCAAGTCGCGCTTGACGTAGGCGGCGGCCCACATGACGTGCTGTTCTGTCCTGATCTTCTCGCCAGCGGCAAGGATGAGGCTGACCTTGGCCACCATCTCCACCATGCGCCGGACCAGAGCGGTGTAGCCGGTGGTGCCCCTGTGGTGCTCTGCGTACTCATGGCACCAGCGCCGCAGGTCATCCATCATCTGCCTGGCCTTGGGAGTGGTAGGGATGATGATGCGGTCGGCATAGTATTCGATGCGCGTTGATTCCGGGTCGAATGACCCATGACTGGCGAGCGCCTTGATGGCGTACACCAGACGCTCCGGCAGAGGCTGCATACCGGTTGCACCGATACGTGGAGCAGGGTTGTCGTTTTCCTCAATAGCCAGGAAGGCGCGAGAGAGGAATCCGTTCTTCGCCATTTCCTCGGTCATGACGCATTCCATGCTGCTTGAGACGGAATAGCCCATAAGCGCCAGGAAGGGCCGTATCAGGCCACTTGAGGCGATGGCGTCACACTGGGCTACCAATGCGTCGTAACGCCGCTGGTAGCGCCCTGTATCGTCCTCTCCGGCATCAATGGCCTTGAGGCACTGGCTCAGCTCTTTTCTCATCTCGGCCAGCAGCTCGCGCCTGACATCGCCGGAGACTGAATAGGTGCCGCCCGCCTTGGTGCTAATGGACATGATCTCGCCGGTCACGCCCTCAAGGTAGGCTGCCCCGCCTCGCTTCTTGGCATTCTCGATGGTGCGGAGTACCTCACCCATTTCGTCCACCAGGTAGACCGCTGACTGATGGTCGATGAGGTTGCGAACGATCTCCTGCTTGGACTTGATGGCCCCATGGAGCACTCCGCCCATGCCTGCCGCCCTGAGAATCGTGGCGAAGGACTGCGCTACCGTTTCCTTGCCGGTGGCGGATTCCGCAATGCACAGACTCAGCAGGTTCGTGCTGACGTTCATGTAGTCGGTGGTGTGCAGGCCGACGATGGCCCCGACCGCCGTCAATGCGCTGATGACATTCAGATTCTCAAGGGGTTCGTCGTAGCTGTTCCCGTTCATCCAGTCCACGATCTGGCCGACGATGCCGGGTGGTCGTTTCAGGTCGAGTCCTGACACATCGAACGGGAGAACGTCGGGCCGCTGTTCTTGTGGTGGAGGGGGTGCATCATCAATCTGGAACGTAACCGGGACGATGTACCCGTTCTGCTCCGCCTTGAAGATGAGAGTCCCGAGCGTTACAGGGTTCGATGACTTCCCGAACGAGTGCCATTTCCTGCCCATGTCCTCCGGGTTGTATTTGGCCGATGCCTGGCTCCACTTGTCCCACAAGTGGAAGCCTGCGCCTTGGGTGGCATGATGGATGCCCATGCCGACCGTGACCCAGTTGTCATAGGAATCAGGGTCATCAATGTGGGCCAGGATTTCCTCAAGTTCTTCAGCAGACACGTCCACCTGATTACCTGAGACGCTGGCTCTTGTTCTGTCTGCGCGCTTGAGCATGGCCAGCAGTTTTTCAGGTGCGTCGGTCAGATCGCAAGGACTGCCAGATACGACCTCATAATCAGCGCCTGACCTGTGCAGACTGCCAGCCCCTACAACGTAGCCGGAGTTCTTGAAGTCGATGCCAGGGTAGTCCGACAGATGCGTCAGGTACGCGCCATCGGGCCGACTGAAATAGATGTGCCTGCCTCCGCCTCCGGTGGCTACGACGAAGCCGGAGACTTTCTCGAAGTCGATGCCGGTATCAGATACCAGTTTTGCATAAGACTCGTTCCCGCCGTTGCGCGGGTCGATGTCGATGACTACATGATTATCAAGGCAAACGCCGAAGCCGGTAGAGATGGTGAACTCTATCATCGTCTCAAGCTGTTCCTCTGACCATGTTGGCGAGTGCTGCCAGTTACTGACGCGAGGATGCTTGCCGATGTCATCGCAATCTTCCCGCCCGCACTCACACGCGCCTTGGCTGATTCCCCACAGGGCGAAGGTTCGGAATCCGGCTTCCGTATAGTCTCGAATCAGTTCAATTCTCATGGGATGCACCATCCATGATGCAAGGTTGAACGATGGCAAAGCGCCGGATTTTTGCCGCATCCTCTACACTGAGGACGGCAGCGGACGCCTTAGAACGGTACAGCTTCATATAGCTGACCCCTGCCTGCGCCGCAATAAATCGTAACGGATACCCGTTTCTCTCTAGTGCTTCCACTAGCTCTAGCGTTGTTTTCATGGCTTGTTTCCCGGTGTTTTTGATAAGCAGACGATACCCTAAAAAAAAGTTGTTGCAAAGATTTTTTACAGGCGCTATTGTCGGCCCTGCGAAGAACAGAAAGAGGAGGAACCCGAATGTCTATTCTCGCCCGGATTAGCAAACCTGCTGACCGCCCCGTCGTTGTAACTATCCTTGGTGATGCCGGCATGGGCAAAACATCGCTCGCTGCATCGTTCCCGAAGCCTGTTTTTGTCCGTGCCGAAGATGGCTTGCAGGCTGTCCCTGCTGACATCCGCCCTGACGCCCTGCCTGTTCTGCAATCAGTTGACGACCTGTGGGAGCAGTTGCAGGCACTCATCGTTGAAGAACACGATTACAAGACCGTCGTGATTGATTCCGTCACCGCCCTTGAACGCCTGTTCATCCAGCACGTCATCGACTCTGACCCGAAAAAGCCGAAGTCTATCAACCAGGCGAACGGTGGCTACGGTGCCGGCTTGTCTGCCGTGGCGACCCTGCACCAGCGCGTGAGGAAGGCTGCCGGCATTCTCAACGAGCGGAAGGGGATGCACGTCGTATTCATCGCCCACGCCGAGACGGAGACGCTTGAGCTTCCAGATCAGGACCCGTACACCCGTTACAGCCTTCGCCTTGGGAAGAAGTCGGTAGCGCCCTACGTTGACGATTGCGACGTGGTTGGATTCATCCGTCTGCGTACGTTCACGATGGGCGATGGCGAGCGCAAGAAGGCAATCAGTGATGGCACCCGAGAACTGGTGTGCCATGCCACGGCATCGAACGTGAGCAAGAATCGTTATGGCATCACGGAGCCGCTTGAAGTTTCTGCCGGTTCCAATCCGCTGACATCATTCATTCGGAGCCTGTCATGAGACTCGACAAGGAATGGCAGATGAGTGCTTATGCCTACCGCGCCGCGAAGATGGCGTATGACGAAGCCAAGTCCAAGCTTGAAGATGCGAAGGACGCCTTGTTGGCTCTGTCGAACGACCACGACGAAGCCGGGTTCGATGTGTCCGTCAAGTGGGTGAAGCGGAAAGGATCTATTGATTATCAGGCTGCGCTTGAGTCGGTTGCGCCTGATTTCGATGCCGAACCGTTCCGCAAGCCTGAAACCGTTTTCCCTAAAATCACGATTACCGGAGAGTAACCATGTCATTTTTCAAGTTGAGTACGGGTGAGAAAGTCGTTGGCGCAGCAAGTGCCGAGATGGGCGGTGGCGATATCGAGCCGATGCCAGACGGTACGACCGTTCGCGCCATCATCACGGAGGCGAAGTGGGAGATTCCCGCCGAAGGCGATGCCTTCATCAAGCTGCGATGGGATGTTGTCGATGGTGAGTACAAGAAGCGCGTCGTGTTTCAGAAAATCCGGGTAGAGGAATCTGACGCGAAGAAGCGCGACAAGGCCATCGCCATGCTGGCCGCCATTGATTTCAACACTGGTGGCAAGCTGCTGGCATCGGACGAAAAGCCGACCGATCAGAGCCTGATGATGAATCTGACGAACAAGCCGATGGTGTTGTTGTTGCGCGTTTGGGACATGGACGGCAAGAAGGGGAACTGGGTCCAAAAGGTGGCAAGTGCGAAAGCGTCAGCACCTGCACCTTCCCCGAAGCCTGCTCCCAAGCCTGCCGCCGAATCGTTTGACGACGACATCGCTTTCTAACCCCCCAGCTAAGCGGCGCCCCTGGGCGTCCGCTTGAGCGCCCGGTTAGGCACTGGAGGAAAAATGAACCCGATGCAAAACAAGACGCCAGAAGAACGCAAGGCGATTGCTGCAAAGGCCCACGCTACGCGCCGAGCAAGACGTGATGCTGAAGATGCGGCAAGACAAGATGCGCTCAAATACGCTGGCGGACTGCGCCGCCATATAGCCGAACTGGAAGAAAGGCTAGCCGCACTGCAACGCATGGAAACAATGAACTCCGTTTCTGCTGCTGTGGCTGGATCGGCGCTGCTGAGAGAGGACGAAATAGCGAAAGCGGCCTTGCCGTGGGCGAAAGCAAGTGGGGTTTATTTCTTGCTCGACGGGGACGAGGTTGTGTATGTCGGGCAGGCCGTAAATGTCTACTCTCGGATTGGCCAGCACACAGGAAAGCGGTTTGACCGCTATGCGTTCGTTCCGTGCGCTGTTGATGCGCTGGACATGTTGGAGTCGCTTTATATCCACTGCCTGCGCCCAAGGTTGAACGGAGTGCAAGCGAACGGGGCGAATTGCGCTCCGATAAATTTAACAGCACTACTCGGCATGGTGCCTAACCAATAAGTTACCAGTGGCCGCGCATGAACAACAGACGATTGAACTGTGACGCCTAACCTGGTTCTCACCCATGAGGGCTGGCTCGCCAGCCTTCATCAATGAGAAAAGGAGGAAGGCCCATGATAACCGCAGAAACCATCAATGCGGTGATGGAGCAGGCGTCTACGCCTGTCCGCACCGAATACCTAACGGCAAGCCGCTGGAAGTCGTGTGACCGCGCCATGTGGTTCACGTTGCGAAATGCCACGACGTATTACATCAAGCCAGAGACTCAAAGGACGTTCAATATCGGCCATGCTCTTGAGCCGCTGATGATTCGTTATCTTGAGATGGCTGGCTGCAAGATTCACAAGCGGGAAGCCGAACTACTCAACAAGTGGGGAAAGCCGCTAGGCCATATTGACGGCATGGTTGAGATTGACCGGCAATTCTATTTGCTTGAGATGAAAACCGCGAACGCTGCCAGGTTCAAGGAAATGGTAAAGAATGGGCCGCCATCGTATTACATGGCCCAGATGCAGCTATACATGCACCACTCTAACCAGTTGAGCAAGCATGGCAACCGGCTAATCAAGTGCCTGTTCATTGTTCTGTGCAAGGACAATTCCGATATTCACATCGAATGGGTAGACTACAATCCGTCGTTTGCCGAATCAGAATCGAACAGGATGCACCACATCATAGAGTGCGAGAATCTGCCAGAGCCTACGGCAGACTTCACCTGCCGATTCTGCGACCACAAGGCCGTCTGTGAGTCGGATGCTGAGCCTGCCATTAACTGCCGCACCTGCGCGAATGTTTCGGCATCCGGCGGCGAGTTCACCTGCCAGCATGGCACCGAGTTGTGCGAAAGGCAT